AGGATTACCAGTTAAATAAACATCCTGAGCACCATAAGCAACTAATTGAAGAAGACCACCACCCATTTACGCTATATTCTTTATACTATTAGAGGAGAAAAAAATATAGATTATATGACACAAAAATAAATTTTATTATATAAACCTTAATATTTATAATTCAAATATAATGATGTTTAAAGAGAAGTCATCTAAAAAAAAAATAACGACAGATATAAATGAAACAGTTACATTGGATGCAATGCATAATAATATGATAAAGGATTTTGAAAGGAGCGATAAGGAAAAAATATATTATACTAAAAAATTAAATTTTTGCGAAGAAAAGAAAAGCGAGATATTAAGGCAAATTAATAGTACAACTAATAAAGAAATTAATAGTGAATTATGGTTTAGTAATATAGATTTAAATGAAAAAATTATAGATATTAAAGGAAAATTAAATGAACTTAATAATTTAGATGAAATAGAATATTATAAACATACAAGTGATATATTATTTCAATATTATGATACTGTAAATAAACAATCAGATATTAACCAAAATATTAATTTTATTAAGGAAACATGTAATAAACCAAAAACATATAAAAAAGATTCCAAAAAAAAACGTAATAATAATATTAATTATAATACTAAAAATGTCTTAGAGGCTCTCAATAATATAGATAGTAAAAATACATTGATAGAAAATAAATCTATTATTAGCGATAAATGCGAAATTAATGAGAACGAAAAAAGCGATAGTGACAAAGATAATAATAGCAAAATATGCGATAAAAGTACGTTAGTTGATAAATATATGGCTATAATTAATAATAGATATGTAAGAACTGTTGAAGAGGAAAATATAGAAATATGTAAAATATGTAAAAATAATATGACATGTCTTCAGTATGATGCTATAATAGTGTGTAATATATGCGGATATCAAGAATTATTATTAGTAGAACAAAATAGACCAATATTAAAACAGAATACTAAGGATACATCACATTTTTGCTATAAGAGAATTAATCATTTTAGAGAATGGTGTAATCAGGTTCAGGGAAAAGAAAGTACTGATATACCAGATGATATATTCGAAAAAATTTTAACGGAAATTAAGAAAGAAAAAATTACAGATTTGAAAAAAATAACTTACTTAAAAATGAGGGATATTCTTAAAAGATTAAGAATTAATAAATATTATGAACATATTAATTATATTATAAATAGAATTAATGGAATACCTACACCACAATTTAGTCCCGAATTAGAAGATAAACTGTGTAATATGTTTAGAAGTATTCAAGCACCATTTCTTAAACATTGTCCAAAAGATAGAAAGAATTTCTTATCATATAGTTATGTACTTTATAAATTCTTTCAAATACTCGGATTAAACGAATATCTCAAATATTTTCCTTTATTAAAAAGTAGAGAAAAACTTTATATTCAAGACCAAATATGGAAAAAAATATGTATTGATTTGAATTATGAAATTATACCATCACTTTAATATAGTAGTATATTATAATTCTTAATATAATATCTTTGTATTCTGTCGGCTACTCGCTCTACTTACTCTACTTATGCTTTATTTTCTATAGATAAAACCAGATTATTTCAAAAAATCTTTATACCCTTGAAGATTTAAAATGGTACAAATTATATTAATATTTTACATTTTTACCTTTTATTACAAATAAAGGTTCTGTGTTTTTTCTACAAGGTAAAAAATATTCTATATTTTTATTTATTTCTTCAAAATATAAAATACCTTTATAATCGTTAAGATTTGGTTCTTCTTGTTTTATATATTTATCAAAAAGTTGTTTTAATTCTGTAATAAAGTGGCATAATTTTTCGTTGTACAAATTTATAGTTGTGTTATTTGTAGATTGAAAATTTTTTAATTTGTTAATAATTTGCAAAACAATTTCAAGTCTTTCAATTTTATTGTAAAACATTTATATATATACTATATTATTTAAATTTTAATTAGTTTTGCATCATTTTAAATCTTCAAGGCATTAAAATCAAAAAGTAATATCTTGGCTTCTCCTAGAATCCCTTAAAGGGTCGCTCGTGCTGAAGGCATGTCTTAAGAGGCTTCACTATAGCCTCCAAGAATCCAAACCAAAAAATCTTAAAAATCCTATTTTGAATTTTGAGTACATAACTTTTTATTTTCTAATATTTCAAAACTTTTCTAGAAATTTTTAAATAAATTAAGTTATGTACTCAAATTCTAAAATCAAAAAAAGTAAATATCTTGGCTTCTCCTAGAATCCCTTAAAGGGTCGCTCGTGCTGAAGGCATGCCTTATGAGGCTTCTAGATATATTATTATTTTCTAAAAATTATAAAAAGTATTATAGATATAAAAATGATACATTTTACTTATAAAAAATTATAATATGCCCGCAAAGCATATAACATACGAAGAACTCTTTATAATTAATCAAGCAATTCTCTTATCATTTGTTATATTATATTCATTATGTATAATAATATTTTATATTCCAATGGAAATAACTTTGTAATAATTCAAATAAAAAAGAAATTATATAACTTATAACAACATAAAATCATTAGAATTATTTAATCCTATTTTGTTACCATTTTGATAAATAGAAAACCTATTTGATAATAAATCTAATAGATATAATATTAGAACTATTAATATAGTTAGAGTTAGTAATTTTGCGACATCAAAACGATTATTTTGTATTAATAATGCTATAAAAGCAATTATAATACCTTGTATAAAATATTTTATAAAACTATATAATAATATGTTAGAATCATCGTATTTTTTAACCGACATTTATTATTATAAAATATTTTAAAATAAATATATATAAGATTTTAAATATATATTTATAATATAAGGTAAGAATATAACAATGTCGGCAGTAGATAATAAGTTGGTATCTACAAAAGAAGTTGATTATTTGGATGAAGATAAACCTATTAGAGGTCAAAATTTTGTTCTGCTATCTTTTATTAGCCCCGAGGATGTTATCGTAAACAAGGAAGCCTATATTTTTAATAAATTTATACACAAATTTTCCGATGATATGAAAAAACTCCTCGATGGTATCAAAGAGAAAAATCCTGAACAAAAAGATATGATAAATACAATTGTTGAAAATCATTCATATATATTTGAACCAAAAGAGATGAATGAACAATATGCTTTTTATAAATCTGTAAATAATGATGAATTGGAATCAAATTATCACAAAGATAACAATTTTATAACATCTATGCGTGGAATTAAAGTACGTGGAACTTTTGATACTATCGAGGAAGCAAAAACGCGTAGTGAATTTTTGAAAAAAATAGATAATAAGTTTAATATTTATATTGCACAAGTTGGATGTTGGTGTCCTTGGTCGCCTAATCCAGAATGTCTTGATAATCAAGAATATTCTGAAACGCAACTGAATACGCTAATGAAAGAATATAAGAACAATATGGATAATCGCGATATTGTTTTTGAGAATAGAAAGCAAACATTTGCTTCAAACGCTGCACCTGTTGGTGATAACGTCGGTGATAACGTCGGTGATAACGTCGGTGATAACGTTGGTGATAACGTTGGTGATAACGTTGGTGATAACGTTGGTGATAACGTTGGTGATAACGTTGGTGATAAAGTCGAGGCAAGTAATGAGAATGATGATATTGTAAAATTGGAGGAAGTTAAAGAGGAACTTGAGAAGGTTGATGTATGGAGTGAAAGAAATACATAAAAATAAACTATATTATAATATTAAGAAATGAAAGCAATTGCAATATTTTTACTTTTTATAGGTACTATATTAATAGTTCAAGGATATTACAGTAAGAAAAATACTTGTGATAAGGAAAAAATAATTGTTAAATATATACCAAGAAGTACATACGAAGAACAAATGAAACCAGATGAGAGTCTTCAAACGTTTTACAAGGGAATGTTTGAAGATATTATATTACCTTAATTATTTTTATCCTCAATATAATTAAATGGATATATTAAGAAATATTGAAAAAAAAATATTAAATATTGCTAATAATAATACAAATGATGTTAATAGTTTAAAAAAAGATATTAAAGAATATCTTGATAATTTTGATAAACAACAAGATATAAATAATCAAAAGAAGAATAAATATGAAGAACTATATGAAAATAAAAGAATGTTAGCACATATAAGTTACGAAAACTACTTATCTATAAAAGAAGATTTAATGAAAGAAATTAAAAAAGATAAAACTAAAGGGGCTATACGCAAATATCTAGAATATAAATATGAAGCATCAGATATTCCAGAAATTTATACATATCAAAAACTATCTCTTAAAAATGATATTGTCGATAAAATTGTAAAACCAACGCCTCCGAAAGAACCTAAAAAACTTATACCAAAACCTCCGAAAGAACCTAAAAAACTTATACCAAAACCTCCGAAAGAACCTAAAAAACTTATACCAAAACCTCCGAAAGAACCTAAAAAACTTATACCAACGCCTCCGAAAGAACCTAAAAAGCCATCGGATGCTATTTTAAATGAACCACCAAAAGAACCTAAAAAACTACCTAAACTTCAAAAAGATACTAAAGCATGTAAAGACGATGAAGAAATTAATCCTAAAACAGGAAAATGTGTTAAAAAATGTAAAGAAGATGAAATAAGAAATTTAGAAACAGGAAGATGTAATAAAATTAAACCACCTAAAGCACTTAAACCACCTAAAATACCTACTATTAAGAAGTAATATACAATGCATCACCCCATCCTTTATCTGTCATAATTGTTATAATACGCCTAAAATTATAGCCTCCTAAAAATTCATCTAATTCTTTTATGCTAGCACAATTTTTATATAATTCTATTTCGTGTATTTTACAATATATTATATTTACATATTTCAAATAATTTATAGCACCTTTTAGCGCTAATAGTTCAGCACCTTGAATAGCAATATTTAAGAAATTATATTCTTCCCTATTTATATTATGTAAATGTAAAAAAGTATCAATTGTAATACTTTTAGATTTTATTTCATTTATATATGATATCTTCGGATAAACTTCTTTATGAATATACATATCTAAAATAGACGAAGATGATGTATCATTTGCTCTATATAATATTATATCACAATCATCCTTATCTAATATTATATAATTATATATTTTGTTATCTTTTGACAAAGAAACTAAATCGCTATTTCCTTCTATCCATATTATATCATTATGAGATAATCCTAGTTTAATATATATTGGCAATTCTTCACATTTATGAGCACCTATATGAATACACTTCCTTATTTTTATATTATTAGTTGTAAGCAATTCAATTAAATAATTAGGATTTAGCAACATTATAATATATATAATATAATTATGTTGCGTAATTATATTCAATATCTAAATATAATATAATATTAGATTATTACGGTATAATGACTAATAGTAGCGAACATAATGATATAAATGATCCTATCGTACAAGATGTTCTAAATGAGTTCAGAGATGAAATATTAATATCTAAAAATAATAAAGAAATGAATGTAAATTTACAACCACCTATAATACATGAGATGCCAAGTATAGGAATACCTAATTCACCCAATAACCCATCATATTCTAATCAATCTCATCAATCTCATCAATCTCATCAATCTAATCAATCTAATCAATCTCATCAACAAACCTATAATCAATCTCCGAATCAATATTATCCTTCTCAGTCACAATCGTCATATCCACCAAATCCGTCGCAAAATCCATATTCACAACATTTTAATCAACATAATAAAAACGATTATATGTTATATATAGATGTCGAATTGATTAAAAAGAATCTAATAATAGTCATTATAGTATTCTTAATTTATTTTAGTGGAATAATAAATAATATATATGATAAAATACCCGAATATTTACAAGAAAATATTTTACCACTTGATATATATATAAAAACATTATCATTATATATGATACTATATATCATATCATACATAGGATATATATAATTTAATAATTATATGAATTTTGAACATTTTGAACATTTGATGCTCCTTTTGACGGAGAAACTACAAAATATTTGTACGTAAAATAAACACCTATGAAAAAAGTCAAAAATATAGAAAATATGGTAGTTCCAAATATTATACTATAACTTGTAGAATCATATATTTGTTTATTCATAACAACTATTGAAATTATCATTACATTATATATAATTATTATTAAAGAATAAATTGCTATAAATATATTAGTATTTGTATTATATCCCCATAGTAATGATAATATAGTTATAATACTAGCAATCGAATAACCAAATATTATAAACACATTTTTTACAATATCATCGTTTTCACTTTGTGAAACAAATGTTTCTTTCATTTTTATTTATATCTAATAATTATTAAGATTATTTATTACAAATTTTATAAAATTTTTTAACATCTATATTAGTTCTAAAAGAATCTTTATCAATATCAATAATTTTAATAGAACTCAATTTTTTAGCACGCGACAATGCGGTATATGATTGACCGCAAGTAAATATATTAGAACCCAAATCTAATTCTAATGCGTCTATCGTCATACCTTGAGATTTATGTATTGAAAGGGCGTAGCATATTCTAATAGGCATATGTATTATATAAGAACTTTTAGAAGATATAACATTATTAAATGTATCAGTAAAATATTTGATTTTATGAATATTTCCCTTAACATCATTAATAATAACAAAATCTTCTCCAAGATGTTTAATAATACCTCGTGTCCCATTAACAAGAGAATCTTCAACATTTATATTTCTAATTACAATAATCTGTGCATTTAATGTTAATTCTATTGTGAATTTTTCACCTTCTTTCTCTTTATCACAACTCGTTACGGCTCTATAAGTTTTAGAGATATTTCCCTCTGCTTTCAATTTTTCTATTTCAATATTATTTATTTTATCAACATTGACATTTATTGGATATAATTTTGTTGGAATAATACCATTCTCAAACTCAGTATCTTTCAATTTATTTAAGACCTTAATAATATTATCCGTACATTTACCTTTTCTAAGAATTTTTAACATTTGCTGAAATAGTAAATCTTCATTATGTCTTATTAATTTTTCCAATAATACTATTTTAATATTCATCTTATTCCATATATCAGCCAAGAAGCAATATTTACCCTTTACAGGTGCAAGTTGACAAAAGTCTCCTACTAGAATTAACTGAATATTACCAAAAAATTTATCATTGGACTTTATAATACTTAATATAATAGATATCTTTTCAAACAATTCTTTATCAATCATCGAAATCTCATCAATAATTAATACATCCAAATTTAATATACTCTCATATTTTTTCTTATTCTTCAATATATTATTCAATATTTCTTTTACACTACCAGTTCCTAATCCAAGTCCTAAAAATGAATGTAATGTTTGTCCTCCAATAATAACAGCAGCCGTTCCTGTAGAAGCCGTAATAGCATATTTCTTATTCGCATTATTCAAATACTCTATAATATATTTAATCGTATATGATTTTCCTGTTCCCGCCGAACCTGTCAATAATATACTATGACCATCCATAACACATTTTAAAGCATTATTTTGCTCTTCATTTAAAAGATTCATTATAAAAATGAGATATTTTATGTCAATATCATTTTTTATTATAATCAAAAAATAAATATATCGCAATATTTAACTATAAACAATTATAATATATATTATCATAATGGCAAGGAATCTATTATTTTTTTTATACCTTTATTTTTTTTATTATAATTTGATATAAATATATTATTCTTATTCTGTAGTCTTTTTATAATATCATTGTGATATCGTTCTTCTATTGTTGGTGTAAAATTATAATACCATTTCTTTAATATTTCTATATCTATTATTTTATTTGGATTGCAATTATATTCCTTATACATATACAGGATAGCCCTAGATATAAAACCTCGCGAATCATTATTTGGTACAAATATTTTTTCTTTGTGATTAACGTAATTATTACATTCTAGTTCTACCCAGTGTTTATTTTTAATATCATAATCTTCGTGAAATTTATAATTAGATCTATTGGCATTAAGTGTATTAATAGTCTTGATAATATTATGCATATCATTAGATTGTTTAATATTTAATAAACATTGTGGATATATGTGTTCGGCTGAAACAAACTGTTTATTATAATTACAATTTGCTACTGTATTAGTTAAACTTTTCTTCAAATATTTATTAGTATAAATCATTGGCATTTTAGGATCATTTAATATAGTATCTTTAATAATATTTGTATACTGCATTTTAGCAAAAGTTTTAACACAACTAATTTGTAACAATAATAGCAAGATTATTAATAACATAAACCACTTACTATTAAGAGAGATTATCAATTTTTTCTATATTAGGATACAATATCTTGAAAAATATATACATATTATAATGTATATTATAATTAACATCGGGCTTAAATATATTAAGAAGATTCTTAGATTCAAAATCTCCATGTATCCAATAATGAACCATAATAGGATTTGATGTATATTTTCCAGTTCTAACAGAAGTCCAATCTTTAACTGCTGTAGGAATATTTTCTAATTTTAAATCATTTATAGGATATATCAATTCTCTGTCCTCTATTATGAAAATATCATTTTCTTTCATATTTTTATCATAATCATTTATATTCGTCAATATATAAGATCCTCCAAATATATCAAATTTGCTAAATAAATCATACCCATGTCTATTTATATATTCAGGAATATTACGTAACAATTTATGTAAAAATATATTATTTTTATTAGCGGCAAAGAAAGCATTACATATATATCTATCGCTATTATATATTAACTTAGTTTGTTCAACAGGTTCATAACTAATGTAAAAAGTATTACGTTTCATATCTAGCAATTCAGCAAAATCACGTAAAACCAATATATCCAAATCTATATATATACCACCGTGATGATATATAAGTAAAATCCTCGCTATATCTCCTCGTTGTACACCTGTACGTGCCGAATTATATATTTTATAAAAATTAGGATATTCCTCATTTATTAATTTCAATATCATCTTGTCAGTCCATAAAATTATTTCATATCCTAATGATTTCAATAGTTTTGCATTTTCATTACGTATGTAATTAATTATAGGCGGAACAGGGTCATCATTCCATGTTTGATGTATTATTTTAGGTATCATATTATATAATTAATAATAATAATAATATCTTTATATATTACGTAATCAAAATTATACAGATAAATTCATAAGAAGATTATCTAAGATATAATCCCATACAATTATTCCATTAACTAATTTAATATTAGAAAAATCAAATGATGGTATATAAATAGACATAAAATTATAATTCCCAAAAATATTAAGAGTCCACATAAACTTAAAAATTATTGTATATAAATACATATTTTTAGTATCATCATAAGATTTGTATTGTAATAGCGTATCTCTATAAAAATATACAGGCAATATATGAAAAACAACATTACATATCATATATTCAGTTTGTAATAATCGTTTATCAGAAATATTTTTGATTATTTTATTAAGAACAAATGGTGTATTATCTATAGTTTGAAATAATATTCGGCTATCATAGAGCAAAAAACTATGAAATATTATAAATATATTTAAAGAATTATTAGCAATAAACTTAGATATTAAAAGATTATTAATATCAGCGTAATTAATCAATAAGTAATTTAATAATATTAAATAGATATTCCAATTTGTATATTGATTTATTTTTCTTCGCAATACATCAAATTTGATAGTATTTGTATATTTTTTACTAATCATCATACATATAAATATTATAAATAGAAATAATTCAAATTGATTACAGTCTTTATTATATACCACCAATTCATTCATTGTATTTATAATATAGATAATATATATTTATCTTATATAATATATATTTATCTTATATAATATATTTATTCTAACGGAGAAGAAGTAATAGTCATACCACAATATTCTTCGTTTTTAACTTTGAAATCTTGTTTAATATAAATACCTATATTGATTGATTCTTCTAATATCCATCTAAAATTATCCCAAAATTCTTCTGTATGTCCTATAGTTTCCGTTGATAAATGTGCAAATTCATGTAGTACTACAAAAACCATAGTATTAATATCGACTAATTTATCATTATTACGAAGACATAATATAATTTGTTCTCCTTTATTTATAGAATAACTAGTATAACCCGGACTATCAACACCTTCTTTTAATCTATCTGGTCTAAAGTTTTTTTTTAATAATTTAACGCGATTATCATTCATACCAAATGATTTCTCGAGATGTTCCATTAAAACTATTAATTTCTCTCGTATTTTAGCAATTAAATTTGCGGCTTCTAACGAATCGTCTTTAATTTGAACTATATATTCGTTGTTATCTATTTTACTTTTTACTTTTATTAATCCAAAATTAAGATAATAATTATAAATATAATAAATACATATTAAAGATACTATTATAATAATTAAACCTTCTATAGTTATATCCATTCTTCTATTACTTATAATAAATTAAAAATTGATTTTAATTAATTATATTTAAATAATTGTCATTATCTATTTATTATGGATAAACCAAGAAAAGATTACGAACTATTAGATAATAAACCAATAGAATTTCAAATTACTGATATCTATATTCCCGAAAATGATAGAAATAAAGATAAGGATTTTGAAGAAATTTATTCAATTATTTTATATGGTGTCTGCAATAATGGCGCTACAATATCAACTACGGTTAAATGTTTTAAACCATTCTTTTATATAAAACCACCAGAGTATTGGGAAAATTATAATAGTAATGTTTTTGAGGCAAATGTAGTAAAACTCAAAAATACTATATTAAATGATAAATATACGGCGCAATTCAAAGGAAATAAATATGAGAAAAAAATTATTCCTAATAATATGTTATCTCATTTCTCTAATATTTCTATTGTAGAAAAAAAAGACTTTTGGGGTTTTACTAACAATAAATTATTTCGCTTTATCAAGGTTTCCGTAAAATCTTTGAAATTATATAATAATCTCAAATACTATTTTAAATCTCGTGAGAAGGAAGGTTATAAAGCATATGAAAGCAATATTGATCCATTTCTTAAATATATCCATATTCAAAATATCAAACCATGTGGGTGGGTAAGAATTGAAAAATATGATATTGCTGAAGATACAGGAAGATGTAATTATAATATAAGTGTCGATGGTAAAAACGTTATTCCATTAGATATCAATAAAATAGCACCTATTCTAATAACCTCTTTTGATATAGAATGTACCAGTAGTCACGGCGATTTTCCTGTAGCCATTAAGAATTATAGTAAGGTCGCACAAGATTTGGCATTAGTGGCAAAAGCAGGATATGAATATACGAGTGATTTTATAATTTATTGGTTAAAGAATATTTATAAAAAAGATATCATTATAGATCAAGCAATTGATTTAAAAATTAATCGTGTATATACTAAGAGAAAAATAAGCAATCAGTATATTGATAGTATTCCAGTGCTTTTAGAAAAAAATATGAATGATATAATATCTATACTAGATAAAATATCAGCATCTGTAAAATCAACTTCTCATAGTGAAGAAGATGTAGAAGAAATAGAAGAAGAAAATGAAGTAAATATGACAATTGCTCAATTGAATGAAGAAGAAACAAAATTAGCAAAAATTTTAGATAGTTTATTAGTTCCATTGGAGGGTGATAAAATTATTCAAATTGGCACTACGGTCCATATTTATGGATCTGAAAAAATAATATATAAAAGTATTATAACATTAGATACATGCGATATAATTGAAGATTGTGATGTTTTATCATGTTCTACAGAAAAAGAATTATTAATAAAATGGAAGGAATTAATGAATGAATTGAACTCGGATATTGTTACTGGATATAATATATTTGGTTTTGATATGCCATATATTTGGGATAGAGCAAAAGAGCTCGGAATATTAGAAGAATATAGTATAGGATGGGGTAGATTAATAACCCGTAAAACGTCACTTGTTGAACAAAAATTATCATCATCTGCTATGGGAGATAATATTCTTAGATATATTGATATGGATGGAGTGGTATTAATCGATTTATTAAAAGTAATGCAAAGAGAACAAAAATTGGATAGTTATAAATTAGATAATGTGGCATCAATATTTTTAGGCGATAATAAGAATGATTTAAAGCCGCAAGAAATATTCAATAAGTTCAAAGGTAATTCTAAAGATAGATGCGAGATTGCTAAATATTGTATTCAAGATTGCTGTCTTGTTAATCGTCTTATTCATAAATTAAAGATTATAGAGAATAATATTGGTATGGGTAATGTTTGTTTAGTTCCGCTTAATTTCCTATTTCGCAGAGGTCAAGGCATTAAAATATTCTCTTTAATCGCTAAACAATGTATGGAAAAAAATACACTTATCCCTACTATTAAATCGTATGATAATGATGTAATTGATATTGAAGATGGATATGAGGGTGCGGTTGTCTTAGACCCTAAAGAAGCAATATATTTAAACGACCCTATTGTAGTATTTGATTACGGGTCTCTATATCCTTCATCTATGATTTCAAATAATTTATCTCACGATTGTTATTTGATAGATGAAAAATATAGGGTCGCCGATCCTAATATAGAATACAAGAATATCTATTATGATATATATGAAGGTAAGGGAGATAAGAAGAAAAAGATTGGAGAAAAAGAATGTACATTTGTACAATATAAAGATGGGCGTAAGGGAATTATTGCGGACATTTTAGATATGCTTTTAATTGAAAGGAAAAATACGAGGAAAAAAATAGAATATAAGACAATCAAAGATGCCACAAATACATATATTGGATTTTGTATAGATAAGGGCGAAATATACAATATATTTAATATAGATACAGAAGAAAGTTATAATATTCAAAAAGATAGTGTAATATCAATTGAAGATACATATAATACATTTGAAAAGGATGTATTAGATTCGCGACAGATTGCTTATAAAATTACAGCAAACTCACTATATGGTCAAATTGGTGCTAGGACATCATCAATATATTTGAAAGAAATAGCCGCGTGTACTACCGCAACAGGAAGAGAAATGATTATGATGGCTAAGAAATTTGTAGAAGATAATTACGGTGCTGATGTTATATACGGTGATACTGATTCTATATTCTGTAAATTTCCATTAAAAGACGAGGAAGGAAATATAGTATTGGGAAAGGACGCATTGCCTTATGCTATAAAGATGGGTAAAATTGTAGAAAAAGAGATTGCTAAAATAATGCCTAAACCTCAGAAATTAAATTATGAAAAATCACTATATCCATTCATATTGCTAAGTAAAAAGAGATACGTTGGAAACTTATATGAAACGGATATTAATAGTTATAAACAGAAATCTATGGGAATTGTATTGAAACGACGTGATAATGCTCATATTGTTAAGAAAGTATATGGAGGAGTCATTGATATAATATTGACAAAACAAGATTTGGCTTCTTCTATAGAGTTTCTAAATGAAGAATTAAAGGACTTGGTAGAAGGCAAAACATCTATACAAGAATTAGTAATTACTAAAAGTATAAAGGCGTCTTATAAAGACCCTTCAAAAATTGCCCATAAGGTTTTGGCAGATAGAATAGGTGCAAGAGATCCAGGAAATCGTCCTTGTGTAAACGAACGCATTCCATTTGTATATATAAAAACTGATAATCCAAACTCTCTTCAAGGAGACAGGATAGAAAACCCCGAATATATAGTAGAGAATAAATTGACACCAGATTATCTTCATTATATAACGAATCAAATAATGAAACCTATTATTCAATTATATGCTTTGTGTATCGATCAATTACCGGGATATGATAAAGATGAAGAATATTGGCAAAATGTTGATAAAGAATTATTAACTAAACCGATGTATCAGGATAATATTCGTAGAAAAAACAGATTAGATAATTTAAAATTATTGAATGTTAAAGAGTTATTATTTGACAAGTATATTAACATATTAAGAGAACCAAAAGTTAAGAAAATATCTAAGTCAGTGAAGGCCAATAAGATTACTAATATTGAAACTGTAAATGATAATAAGAATATTATAGGAGAATGTGATGAGATTATTAGCACCGATAAGGAGAAGATGAAAAAATCTGATAAAAATATTGAAGATGGAACATTTAAAGTAGATATTAAAATTACTAAGAATATTAAGACAGGTGTTATCATTTCATCTGCTTATATTGGTGATGGAATATACAAAATATGGAAATATCAAAAAAATAATTGTAAGGATAAGAATAAAGAAGTAATAAATATTATAAGTAAAATCATTAATTATGATAAAAATAAGAAATATGTGATTACATTGAATAATAAGAAATTTATAACTGAATATAATACAGCAGTAGTATATTATAAGGATATAGAAAAATCGAAGGAAACTAATATATTAGGTGATATATTCAATACTCAAAATATAGGAGACCTTAAAATCATTAATAATATTAGAAGATTTAAAGATATTATTGGTGATTATAAGATGTTCTCAATTGTCTCCAAATAAATATTTAATAATTGTAGCGGCTTTCTCCTTACCTACTCCATCTATTTTACATAATTCTTTAGTTTTATTTTCATTATTTATTAAACTCGTGATTAAAGTAGCCATATTTGGATATATCTTGGCAATATTCTTTGCTATTATATTTGAAATATGAGGAATCTGTGATAACTGCATAATATAACAGGTGTCAATATCAATATTATCTATTTTCTTTTTTTTTAATTTAATATGGTCTGTATAACATAATGTTTCATTTTCATTGCTATGAACATAAGTAAATTTTTTAGGATTTTCTATTATTTTAACTGCTATTGATAACAATAATGTGGCTGTTTCGCAAATTTTTTTTGTAAATAAAACCCTGATATTATCACGAAACATAGTATTTATATAAGCACCTTGAATAATTGATTTATTTGAATATATTTTAGAAGATATAACATCATCTTCTTCAATAATATATGATAATTGATATTTAGAATAACATGATAACATTCGCACCTTCTGTTCTCTATATCTTCCATCATGTATAGAAGATATAAGATCTTTGACAGTTTTTCTTTCAAATATATATAGAATATCATTATATTTAATATGAATATCTCCAATATCTAATGTTTCTTTTATAATATCTATTTTATCCTTGTAAATATCTAAATCTCTATCAAATATATCATTATATAATGATTCTTCACGAACATCAATAGCAATAGTTAATTTATCATTCATTTATAATATATATTATTATATATATTATATTTATATATTACAGATATAAACAAATGAATAATTATTTAGATAAACTAATTGGGGGATGATGAATTGCTTACATACATATGTTTAATACTAGCAATATTTAATATATTATTAATATCTATGATTATAAATGATATAGAAAATTATTTTAGTATATATATTTTTATATTATTTGTAGTACTTTTCTTAATATTTATAGTATATTTTTTATTGAAAAATAAAGATTCTAATAATAAAGAAGATGAAATAAAATATGACTGGTATTTTTATTTACGCATTAGCATAATAATTCTTGTATTTTTAAATTTTGCCCTATACATATACAAGATATCAAACGACTCTTCTATAGACCTCTCGAAAAATGGCGGCGGAGGCGCTTTTTCAAGACAAGGAACAAAGGTATCTTCAATACAATCAGAAACAGAAACAAATACTTATGATGATATAAATAAAAGAAAAAGATTACTAGTTAAAAAATTAAATGAAGAAACTGTAAGAAAAATAAGACTTGTGAGTGAAAAACAAGCATCGGAAGAGTATTATATAACTAAAGAAAATATAAAAAATCCAGAAATAATAAAAAAATAAATAGCCGAATCAAAGAAATCATTAAAAGCCAAAATAGATGCAATAAAAGAAGAGAAAATACAAAAGAGAAATCAAATAATAGATGATGCTAGAAAAGATATAAGTCTAAGTAAAATATTAAAAAAATCATGGAAAACATCTCGAAATAATAGGGTGCATCCAAGATAATACTTAATGAACACGATTTTAACTTGATTAGAAAAATAACAAAAATAAATAAAAAGTGATAGGATTTATAATATTATATACGATTTATAATATGGATTCATATGGACTTATAGAACCTGTGGGAATTGCTTTAACTAATGAAGAAATTATTATTCTTACGGAGAATTTTGCCAAAGATTATATGAAAAAATATGATGATTCGCATAGTTTTGACCACGCAATGAGAGTTAAAAATATAGCGACAATATTGGCATCGTCAGTAAATCTAAATGAAGAACAAATATTTATAATTCAATTGGCCGCACTTACACATGATATTAATGATAGTAAATATAATAATGGCGAAAATACACAAGAAGATATATTAAGAATTTTCTTTAATAATTTGATAAAAGATAAACAAGAACTTGAAAAAATTATATATATTGCGTGTAATGTAAGTTTATCTGTAGAATTAGCAAATAACAATGATATGTGTTTTATAGAATTAGATTGCGTTAGAGATGCGGATCGTATAGATTCATTAGGGTCGATGGGAATATCTAGATATTTTACATATGGTATTATAAAAAATCATAGTAATATTAAAAGTATTATAGAAAATATAGAAAATCGCACAAATATTTTGATGAATAATATAAAGACTGATATGGGTAAAAAAATAAGTAAAGATAAATATAAAATAATTAAAATGTTTATAGAAGATTATCATAATACTATGATTTATCAATAGTTTTCATAGTTCTGTTTATAAACTTATCAATGATAGTTTTAAGAATTATCTTAGCATCATCGCATTTAATCTCTTTATTAATCTTATCAATTAGATATTCACTTTCGCGTTTAACATTCAATTTTTTAATATATTTATTTCTCTTTTTTTTCATAATAATATAATTTTGTAGCAAACTAATGGCTTCTTTCTTATCGACATTAACAATAATTATATAGTTATTATTAATAATATTATAAGTTAACATAATTAGATTAATATCATCCAATATTTTGTAATGTTTTTTATAATTACTAATAGAATTATCAAAACCATACTCGCTAATAATACTATTCATATCACTATTATTCATCCGTTTTATTTCTTCATTTACGTAAATAGATATGATATTTTTTAATTTGAAATAATCTATATTGTTTAATTCGTTATTTAAATTCATTTTAGCAATAATATTTTTTGTAATATGTAATAATTTTTTATGATTATTTGCACTAATATTTAAAACATTTTTTGTATTTGCTTCAATAGAAAACATTTATTCTTAATTAAATATTAATAAAGTAATTATCAATTTTTATAAATATTATATACAATTATCATAATCGCTTGTAAATGTTTTAACATATGTCGCAAAAGGACCTTTTTCGCATTCTCCTAATGATTTAAAATTGTAACTTTGCGGACATTCTTGTGTAAATTTTTTAGTAGTTTTTGCCTTTGATTGGTAATTAAATAATTCAAATGAATTTAATTGATTTTTAAAATTATCGCTAATACCATATTGAAATTCCCAATCGCCTTTATTATATATGGGTTTTTTATATATGCAACTTTTTTTACCAATAGACATTCCAGATAAAAGACTATTTTCTTTACCTTTAATATCTGCTATATTATCATTATAATAATGATGGCTATTACATAATTCCATATTAATATTAGCATCAAATAATGTTCGCTGATTATCTGTATAATTTTTAGATAATAAACTCATATTTTCACATGATATTTTAGAACTTAAATCTTTTAAATTATATTCTGTTAGTTTATTAGTATTATTTATTTCACTGTAATAATTATTCATAATTCTATTTATATTAAGATAGATTAAAATAATAAAATATATATTATATAGAAGATTTAATATTTTATGTTTTATAATTTGAATTTTGATAATAAAAAGAGCATTAATAATTTAATTTTAAGTGAAGATAATGTTACAATACTTTACTATTCAACCATGTGCGGATATTGTATTCAATTGAAACCTACATGGCATAAACTATGTAATAGCATAAAAAATAATAATAAAATAACTATAATTAATGTCGAATCAAACAATATTAAATATTTACGCGCTAAATATAAGAAAAATATAATGGGTTATCCTACGATAGTTAAGTTCAGCAAAGGAAAAAAAATAGAAGAGTATAGTGGCAATAGAATATATAATGATATGAAAAAGTTTGTTAAATAAAATTTACAAAAATAATTTAAGGATAAAAAGTAAATATAATATATAATGGATAATTTGAATATTGTAGATGATATTATTAATAATAATAACAACGAACCTACCACAGAAGAATTGGAAACTTTTAAAAATCTCGTAAATGATTGGTTTAAATATGACGACCAGATTAGAAAATTGAATATTGCTATGAAAGAACGCAAGAATTATCAAAGAGTTTTAAATAATAAAATAGAGGAGTTTATGTTTAATTATAAATATAATGACCTTAATACGCAACACGGGAGAATTAAAACAAATGTTAAAGAATGTAAAGTTCCTATCAAAATGAATGATATTAAAACGAAAATAATTAAATATAATGAATTGTCGGGAGAAGAATTGTTAAAAAAAATATTTGAAGAAGAACGTGAAATAGTAGTTAAAAAGAATATTAAGAGAATTATTCCCAAAGTATCACTTACTCTATAAATATATCATAATTATAAAAAACATTTGCAACAATTATTTTTATTAGTAATATTTCCTCTAATATTATCATATTCATATGATGTTGAATAATAAACATTTTTTAAATTGTATCTTATTATAAGACTTTCACAATCTAAACACGGACGAGAATATTTTAAAGGGTTATTAAAACTATTTGGACCTATTCTTACAACATATATATCACATTCATTAAGAATTCCCTTATATTTCTTATTTATTTTTGATATTGCCGACACTTCTGCGTGCATACTATTACCCTTTATATAATGATTATATCCCGATGATATAATTGTATCTTTATATACAATTATAGCACCATGTTTATGAGGATTACCAGGAGACTTTATGGCAATTTTTGCGGCAATATTCAAATAATTTCTTTGTTTTTCATTAGTATTTTTAACAATATTATCATCACCAATCTTATACTTTGGTATTCTTTTATTATTTTGAATACTCTTAGCATTTCTATCGTCTAACATTGAAATATTATTTTGATGTATATTATATAATATATATTTATATGTTTTATATCAATTTTTATATATTATATATCTATAATGATGTCTAATTAATAATAATATTTTCATTTAATTCTTGGTCATTTAATTCATGTTCATAACATAGATTGTGTACTTTTAGAGGTGCTATTCTTCCTACACGTTGTGCTCTTCCTATCGCTTGTTGTTTATCAGCGTCCATAGAGTGTAATATAATTACATCAGTGGCAATACTAATATCAATACCGGAACCAGCATATTGTGTAGTTAATAAAATTACATTTGTATTACCGTATTTAAAATTATTTAAAATATTCATCATTTGATTTGTATTACCTTTAAGACAAGCATGTGTAATATTATTAATTGTTAAAATCTCTGTTATTTTAGAAAATGCCGCATCAACACGACTAAATACGATAAATTTCCCCTTTTTATTATTTAGAATCAATTCAATTAATGTATCTTCTTTACTTAGAATACCTTTGCCAATACAATCTTTATTAGATTTTTTAGATACTTCTTCAATTTTTTCTGGAACAATAGCAGTTAAATTATCTGTACTTGTTATTTCACTTCGACAATTAGGGCATCTTTTAATATTATCGGCAGACGCATTATTATTATTTAATAAATTAATAATACAACTTCCACAAAATATATGAGTACAATCCAAAATTATTGGATGTGTGATATTATCTAAACATATCGCACATGTTTTACTTTCAATTTCAGATATTCTTTCTGTCAAATCTTTAAGTTTTTCATTTAAATTAATAAGTTCTGTTTCTATAATCTTTAATTTATTTGATTTTACTTCTTCTGGAATATCTAGAAGAGTAATATAATCTTTTTCTTTATATTTATTTTGTATAGCCTTATTCATATCTGCACATATTAAATTAGCAATCCCTGTTTCTGTTTCATTTTTTCCACCTAATTCTTTAATAGCACCTGATATATCATTCGCATTAATTTTTTCAAGAACATTTTGATTGATATAATTTTTAATTACTTTTAAATATTTGGACATTTTACATAAATAAAATCTTTCAACTATTTGAGGTATATCAAAACTCTCTTTAACAAAATCCTTATTACATTTTACTAAAATAAAATTTAAATAATCTTCTTTTATGAACTCCTTAATATTATGATGCAATGAAATAGAAGACGAATAAATACGATCGCAGATATTCAAATATGTTCCGCTAATTAACCAAAGATATAAATATGAAAGTGTTTCTATTTTATTAATAATATCGTGACATTCATCTACGATAACACGTTTCCAATTATAAATATACGAGGAATGTTTTAGTTCTTTATATAATGATGAATAATAAGGATCATAATATTTAAACAATATGGACAGCGTAGTATTTTTAATAAGAATTACGTCATATTGATTAAAATAATTGATAATTTCATCGCAATTTTTATCATATGATGGCATATGCTTATTAATAAAATTCAAATTTTCAACAGCCAAATATTTTAAATTAGTGCTTTCTTTTAGTGTCCTTTCCCATTGAACATAAACTGGTCCGCGAGGAACTATAATTAGCGTAGAATTAATTATTTTCTTTAAACTCGCTATATTTTTATTTTTAGAACTAAGTTTAAAATAATTATAAGCCTTTGAACTATGATAACTAATTATTTTTTCATTGTTGATTTTAATATTATCAAGATTGTTATGGGCGACAATTGATAACGCAGTCAACGTTTTGCCATACCCTACAATATCTCCCAAAATACCTATATTTGATTCAACTTCTTCTCCGCTAGCATATACTATCTTTCTATGATTTTCCATCATTATCGCTTTATATAAACATGCTAATTGATGAGGTTTTAATTGTTTTTTAATCTTAGTAGGTTGAATACATCTATGAGAATTAGAATCTAATTCAATATTATATATGATATTATCATAGTTATAATCAGACATTTATACGTATATTATATTATAATATACAAATATATTTTATATACATTTATAAATGTCTGTAAAATGATATAAGAAATAATTTCATATATTAAATATAATGAGCGAAGAAACTATTATAAAAGATGCTATAATAAATGTAGATAATACAGAAACTAAATATGATATGACGAATGAGAAGAATATTTTAAATGAAAAAGATAAGGGTGTTAATGATATTAAAATGACACGTATTATATTTGCTTTACCTGGTGATAATTTTAGTTCAAAGTTTCTAATTTCGTGGACATCTACAATAAGTAAAATTATGGAAATGCGAAAATATGATATTTTGATTTCTCCAGCAACCGGTTCATTTGTTTCATTTGTTAGAATGAAAACCTTAGGACTTGATACATTGCGAGGAGAAACACAAAAACCATTTAATAATCAAGATTTTGATATATGGATTACTATTGATAGTGATATAATATTTACCCCTGAACAAGTTATTGAATTAATTGAATCAACAGAACATCATCCTGTAGTTGCTGGTATGTATAGAATGTCTGATTTAATAAATTATGCCTTTGTTAAAGACTGGGATATAAATCATTTTAAAGAAAATGGTACATTTAAGTTTAGTACTCCGGAAGAAATAGAAGTATGGAAAAAAGAAACATCATTTAAATATTATCCTGTTGCTTATACTGGAATGGGTTTTATGGCTATTAAAAAAGAGGTTTTTGATAAAATGCAATATCCATATTTTGATTCTGAAATAAATGTAATTGTTGCTGATGATGGAAAAATTATAAGAGATATTTGTAGCGAAGATGTAGCATTTTCTAAAAATATTATTAAAGCAGGCTATCAAATAATGATAAATACTGATATTCGGGTAGGACACTTAAAACAACTTGTTATTTAAAATATTATTTAAAAATATAGAATATAATGAGTATTGTTTTTTCATTAATAGAATATGCCAATGGTTATTATCCACTTTTATTTCTTATAATATATATATTATATTATTTAATATCTAACTCTTTTGTATTTATAATATTAATCTTAATAGGAATTTTAATAGGTTTCTATATAACATATAGATACCGAGAGAATTTATTATATTATTATTCTTATTTATAATTTTATATTATTAAAAATATTATTTAATATACTATTTAATTTATTATTTTTTTTTATATTTTCAGCATTATTAGTATTTTTCATTTTATTTCCTTGCTTTCTTGCTCCTCCTTTACTGTTTATTTTACTTTGTTCTTTTAATTCTTCATCATCTGGTAGCACTTTTTCTTCATCATCTTGTAGCACTTTTTCTTCATCATATGATAGCGCTTTTTCTTCATCATCTTGTAGCGCTTTTTCTTCATCATCTTGTAGCGCTTTTTCTTCATCATCTTGTAGCGCTTTTTCTTCATCATCTGGTAGCGCTTTTTCTTCATCATAAGTTTGTTCTTTTAATCTTTCATTTTCTAATCTTTCATTTTCTAATCTTTCATTTTCTAATCTTTCATTTTCTAATCTTTCATTTTCTAATCTTTCATTTTCTAATCTTTCGTTTTCTAATCTTTCATTTTCTAATCTTTCGTTTTCTAATCTTTCGTTTTCTAATCTTTCATTTTCTAATCTTTCATTTTCTAATCTTTCGGTATTAATAGATTCTTTATCTTTTTCTTGTTCAAATTTTTCAGGTTTATTATTATTTTGTGAAAAAAAAGATGGAAAATACGAATATTCTTCTGTTGGTTGTGCTGGTTGTGCAGGTTGTGCAGGTTGATAAGTTTGAGCTGGTTGATAAGGTTGAGCGGGTTGATAAGGTTGAGCAGGTCTATTATCTATAATAGGTTGCGTTGGTAAATTTCCATTTATTTCTTGAACGGATGGGTAAGATGAATAATAATAATATACAAATGAAGCACATATAATTAAAAATATAAAAATACCTATTCCTATCAAAACCCATTTAAATTTTCCTATTATATCATCTTTATCATCTTTATCATCTTTATCATCTTTATCATCTTTATCATCTTTATCATCTTTAGTTTTTGATTTGCTTATATTTTCTAATTTATCTTCTTCATTTCTTTTAGCAATTGTATTGCTTAAATTATTTGCCAATTCATCGTTGTTAGTTATAAAATCTTCAAAGTTTTTATTTAATAAGTTACCTACATCTTCCAAAATACGATTTTCATTATTTTTTTCTAATACATTTATTAATTTATTTATTAATAATATATCCATAATTTATATTTGTTCTATATTAATAAATTATAAAATAATATGTTTTTCTTCTTTATAGATTAGATATATAATGGAATTATTGAAACCTATTATTGTAAAAAGATGGGTATCTGAAATTAAATATATAGAATATATATTTGATAATAACGTAGATAATAAATATGATAATGATGTTATAATTATTCCCGAATATATTTTTCAAGATGATAATAAAAAGGATGCCTTAAATAAAATAGCATATCATATATATAATTATGAAAAAAAAAATCTAACATTTCCATATTATTGTTGGGATGATATAAGTAAAAAATCACTTTTATTTGATATTAAAAATATACATTGGTCTGGTTATAATATTAATCCATTTAAATCAAAAGATAAAAATTCAAAACAATTAGATGAACCTATCGAATATATTAATAATGATAATAATGAATTATTTAATTATGATAAAATAAATATAGTTTTTTACAATGATTTTAATTATGATATTAAATATTATTATAATAAAAATGAAAATTTTAATATCCACGAAGTATCTAAATTAATTAAAAATGAGATTAAAATTATAGACCTGTATAAACTACCTATAACAAAGATAACAGAACAGAATGAATATTATAATGAGGTTATATTTGAATATAAAATGGAATTTATGGAATCTTTAATAATACTATTTGATAAATTTAAAACAGACGACGAGATACAATTAATTCAATTTGTTAATAATAATAATGCAATCTATAAATTATATAAATATCACACATTTGATAAGAAAGATTTAGATTATAAATTTAGATTAAATTCTAATAAAAAAGAAAGTAAAGATATATCTTTAATAAATCTTTATTACAAAAATAAAAATACTAAATTATCAATATCTAAAGATGGAATATTTAAATTAATTTTTAAATATGATATTGATAATGGAACTAATAAAGCAAATATACTACTTATTAAAGATGATATTGTTAAATATTTAAGCAAATTTAATATACATTCTCAATTTAAAGAAATAGATATTAATCTTCGTGTAAATTATTCAATAGATAATTTAGAATATCAAAAATTAATAAAAAAAATAGGAACATATACAAATATATTTGAGGATTTTATAATTAATAAAAAAAAATGTAAAGGAGTTTTTAAATACAAAAGAATATCAGGAAATTCAATTATTTTTGATCTAGATCTCTTTATAATTAACAGATATTATATTGAAGATAATATAATTGATGAAATCTTTACTGTATTGAAAAATATGGGTATCAATATAACAATGAATTATATTAAAGGAGTTATTGATAAAAAAGCAGAGATTGATAATATTAAATCAAAAAAATATAATGATGACGCTAAAGAAGAAACAATAGTAATAATTAAAGAATATAATAATAATATTGATTTTTATGTTGACATTAAGAAAGCAGATTCTTTCTTAGTGCTAGATAATTTAAAATTTTGGTTAATTAAAATAATTGAAGATGTACGCAATGAACAAAAAAATAATGCTCCTAAGAAAAAAATAATATATAATCTTATCTTACCAAAACCTACTAAAAAAACAAGTTATAAATCTCCCAAAAAATCTTCTTCATCCTCTAAATCAAAAAAATCAGAAGATAGTTTTGTTTTTAATGATGAAGATTTAAATATTTTCAAAAGCAGTTCTGGAGGTGCTAAAAATAGTATTAATGATAATAATTACTTAATAAATAAATTAAATAATGCGGATAAGGAACTCTATAAAGATAGAGGTAAAGGTAAAAATCCAGCAAGAAAATGTCAAAAAGAATATCAACCACTTGTACTTAAGAAAGATGAAATAGAAGCATTGAAAAAAAAAGGGATAGACCCTTATGATAAAAATGTTTTTGATAATTATATTGAATATGGCAGTAGTAAAGAAAATAAAAATTTTTATACTTGTCCGCGTATATGGTGTCCTATTAGTAATATTCCATTGGAAGAAAAAGAAACTTCGAGTAAATCATTAAAATGTCCAGAAGAAAATGAAAAACCTATAATGATGAATGAAATTATGAAAAATAAAAACAAATCAAGATATGTTTATTTACTCAAAGGAGATATAGAAATACCATGTTGCGGTAAAAGAAATCCTGAAAAAAAAGGGATAAAAATTCTTGAAAATAAAAAAGTTCCTAAAAAACTAAAAAAAGATGATAAACAATTAAAAATAAAGGATGTTTCGATGGAATCTAAAAAAGAGTCTGAATATAAAGATTCTAAAGATAATATTATTAATGAAAATGATAAAAATTATATTATGAATAAAATACCTGTTCCTAAAAATCGTTTTGGCGGAGTGCAAAAAGAAGTATATCATATATTGTTTAATAATCATAAGGATTATACAAAAACTTGTTTATCAAATAATAATATAAATAAAAATAATTGTGTATTAAGAAAAGGTATCAATAATAGTGATAATATTATTAATTCAATAGCATATTTATTAGGAACTAATAAAGATGGTTTTATAGAATATATTGAGAATAATCTTGATATTGTAAAATTCTTATCTTTAGAAAATGGTAATGTATTTAAAGATTTTGCTGATATAGAACCATTAATACCAGATTTAAACAATGAATTATATATAGAATTCTTAAATTTTAACAAGAAAACTAATAATATATCATTAGAAATACCTGATATAGACAATAATACTCCATCCGCATTATATCAAAAATCAAGATTATTATATATATATAAATCATATAAAAAATTTATTAAATATCTTAAAACAGAAAATAGTAATTCTGATATTGTTCATTATTTATATACATTAGTTGCTATATTATATAATAAATTAATTGTATTATGGAATGTTGAAATAGGACATCCTCATAACGATGTAAGTATAGTATGTCCTCGTTATTCAACAATAAATGATTTATTATTATATTTAGGAAAGAAAGCGAAGGTAATAATGATTATGATAACGACAGAAAATAAAATAAAGGATAATTTATCAGTATTATATTACGAACCTATCATATTAAAATCATTAAATAAAAAAGAGGTCACATATTTTAATTTAGAAAAACATATTAATATTAAAAATATTTTAGATAAATGTACAACAAACATATACAATTCTAATGAACATTTCGTAGAAAATATAGAAAATATGAAAACAATTAAAACATTTATAAATAAAAAATTACAACCAAATTATGAAGGAAGCAAAGGTGAAATATTTAGAACTGTAATAATAAATAAAGATCTTTCTATTGATAAAATAATATTAAAAAAAGACAATACAGTAATATCTTTTATAAAATTTAAAAAGATATCAATTATTATGTTAGATTTAATTATAAAAAATTTACATATAAAAGATGTAGTATTTAGCGATGATATAAATAACAAAACATTCGATGTATATATATTGAAAGATACATATACAGAAATATGTAAGAAGTTTGAAAAAATAGATATAGAAGTTGATATTGGAGAAATTACAAAAGATACAAAGGATAATGGAATTACTATTAAAAACAAGATATTATTTAAAGCAGACGAATATAATAAAAATCGTGGAATAATCATTAATATTCCAAATAAATACAATGATTATAATAAATATTCACGAGAACAGATTATGTGGCAGGATATGAAAAAAACAATTTACAATAATTTGCTAGAAAAGAAATATGATGACAAATATTACAAAGATTTATCTATAAAGACGCGAAAAGAAATTATTAAAATTTTATTGACCAATATTAGTGAAAATAAAAATTATAATTCTAAGGAATTACGAAAATTACAAATAATATTAGAAGGTATTAATATATATTCAAGAGAAAGCATAAAGAACTGGTATTCTAATAATTTGTCTTATGAAAAATATAATTATGTCAATGATATTTCAAATAATATAAAGGAAGACGGGGATGAATTAATATTTACACAATATTTAGTATCTGAAAAAATACCTGACAAAATAATAAGAGACAGAGATTATTTACCTAATAATAATATTAAAAATACAAACATAGATTTTTATGAATTAAAAAATAATATGAATATATCAAATTCTTCAAATAAAAATAAGATTATTCCCTCTAATTGGCAGGGAGTTGAAAAGGCAATGCCTAAAAAATGGGAAAAATATAAAAAAAAAATATGGTATAAACTGAAATATATTGAGTCTGTTTATACTGAAAAAAATATTTCTGATTTGTTTGAATTTTTACTTAATTATGATAATAAAAAAATAAATAATATTATATCATTTGATGATATAATTCAATATACTTATAATGAATATAAAGATATATTAGTTGATAATTATAAAGATGATAAATATGCTATTGATATGATATTTAGTGATCCGCATTTTAGAATGGTTTATATCAATACTATGAATATTATCAATAATACTAATAAAACTTTTAAAACAAAAAGAATATTTTTAGACGAATATCTATATAAAAGTAGTATAAATGAAAGAGAAAATATATTAAATCGTATTAAGAGCGATAATGCTATTAAATATTATAGCGGTAATACTTTAAAACAAATAGCAACTTATTTAGATATTAATATAATAGTTATATTAGAACGTATTGATTATGGAAAAGGCGTTAATGTTAAAAAAAGAGCAGGTAGTAAAGATTTGAAGGTTTCTATGAAATATTATAATGCTGGTAATAATAATAATCATGAAGAATTATTAAAAAGACCTTTGATTATGCTTTATCAAAAGATAGAAAAATCATTTATAAGTTATTATTTAATTAAAAATATAGATGGCGATTCATTTGTTTATAATGAACTAAATAATGCTAACCAAGATATTAAAAATATAATATATCATCCCGATTCGCACAATAAAAGTAATTCCCCTACAACTATCAAAGTATAATCTAAATATATCTTATTTTTTGTTCAGGTAATTTATAGCATTTGCTATTAGTTGTCGATATATCTTTATTTAGATTAAATTCGACTTGTAAATCATCTTCGTCGATATCATTTATTTCATCGTTATTAATATCATCTATAATATCTATAATATCTTCATTTATACTCGGTAATTGTTTATTTGTATCTCGAACATCTTTTAATAATTCAATCATATAATCTTCATCTATTAAGATTTTACTATCTCCTGTACCACAAGGCGGCTGTTGACCCAACATTACATTGGCGGATACGCCATTTACTTTATCATATTCTGCGAAAATGCTGGCATTAATTAACATATCAGTAGTTTCTTCAAATGATGATTTTGCGAGTGGACCAATATCTCCTCTATTGATGCCGTGTCTATCTATTGACATTAATTGACCTTTATAAGTCATTGTATCAATAAGCAATGACATATGTCTGTAATTCATAGAACCTTCATTTGTCACAATAAGTAATTCTTTATAAAGAGCATATCTTGCCGCTTCAATACCAAGAGTATCATATATCTCACGAATATCATTAGAAATTGTGCGAGTAGTATCAATATTAGGATTTGATAATAATTCAATCAAATTTGTACCATCAGTATCCAATACCCATTCAAGCATTTCATCAAAATTATTAGTATCATCATTATATCTATAACACTTCTTTTTATCTAATGATACCTTTTTAATACCTTTATAACCTTTCAATAATATTTGATGTACGATATTGTGCTCTATCGCTTTAATTGTTGCTATTTCATCTCCGTCTTTAAGAGCCATATCAGTTAATTTAATACGGAATACACATTCTTCGGCATTATCGTCGCTATAAACACATTCAATATATTTATCATAAGTAGTATTTAATTTTGTATAAATATCTATCATTTTTAAATTACAAGAAAGCATTTTAAATTTATCAAATACTAATCTTAGAACCCAAGGCGATGAACTTTTAGATTTAGAAGCATTTCCATACAATTCTTCAAATTCTTTATAGATATTCATAATTCCTTGATCTTCTTTTATATTCGTTTCGTAATATTCGCCATTATCCCAATATATTTCAGTATATTTTAGAATATCCGATAGTTTCGTAATTTCAATAGAGTTCTTTACATTCATTGCATGATTTTTCGTTATATCAATTCTGTCATCATTTAAATCCCCATTTTCATTTCTTTTAGGATTTATAACACACGATATATCATTCTTCATATATATCGTTAATGTAGGCGTTTTAGTCTTTTTAGTGGCCGACAAAATTTCTTTAAGACGCGGAACTCCAGAAGTTGCTTTTACCGCAGCAGCAGTTCCGGAAACGTGAAATGAATCAAGTGTCATTTGCGTCCCTAACTCTCCAATTGTTTGTGCCGCAATGATTCCCACCATTTCGCCTGGTTGTGCTATAGCCTGATTAAAATATTCAATAACTTGTGATACAATCCAATCAAATATTTCAACAGTGAAATGATAGTGGAATATTAATTTTTTAGGATTTAGATATTGTCTCAATAGAATATTGAGATATCTCATACCCTGTTTACGATTTTTAATATATAGTTTATCATTTAGATTATCAATATTATCTAAAATATAATCAGGTGTTAAATCAGTTTTAATACCCGAAATATTGATTGCTTTAATTCTATTATGAGCAGTTGTAATAATTCTACTAAATGGAATAGGATAGTTAATTACATTTTTTTTATCGCGATTAAAGATTTTCTTAATCAAGAATAGTTTATCTTCAATCATTTTCTCAAAATGCTCATTACACCTAGCGTATGTTTTTTCATTAATTGATTTCAAAGCATCTTCCGTAATATGAACATTGATATTATCAGTGCTTTTTAAATTATATTCAAAATCTAATTCAATATTATTTTTATATATAGTATCTATTACTTGAACTTCTATTTTACAACCATCCATACCATCTTCGCCATAAATATATTGTATGATTGTACCATCTGCTGTCCTTACAGTATTATCATAATGAATTTTTGAATCTTCCATTGCTTTTACCAATCTACGTTGAATATATCCTGTTTCCGATGTTTTCACAGCAGTATCAATGAGACCTTCGCGACCCCCCATAGCATGAAAGAATACTTCATGAGGTTTTAATCCAGATATGAAACTATTTTTAACAAATCCTCTTGCTTCTGGTCCATCATCATATTTTGTAAAATGTGGCAATGTTCTATCTGTAAATCCATATGTAATACGCTTGCCATCTACATTTTGCTGTCCGACACAAACAATCATTTGCGAAATATTAATTTCCTTACCTTTTGAACCAGATTTAACCATATTAATCATACGATTCGTTTTTTCGTCAATCTGCGAGAATCCAATTTTCCCTACTTCGCTAGTCGTCTCATTCAAGATACCGATTAGTTCTCGCTCAATATAATCCTCATTATTCAAGATACCATTGTTATCGTAAGTGCCTCTTCTAATCTCGTCAAGTTTATTATAGGCTTTCGTTTGCATTTCTTTAATTTTATTTTTTAGATGTTCGTCTGTCTTCTTATCTGTTACTAAATCACTAATACCTACACTAAATCCTGCTGTCAATAACCATCTACATATTAAACGTTGGGTATTATCTAAAAATTTGCGAACTTCAAATGGGCCGTAATCGTGATATATAACAGGTACTAATCCCGTTGAAATACCATGA